TGCTTGGCTTTATATAGGTGAAAAACAAAAAAAGGTTTTGGAAAAAAGACATGGGGCCAAACGAGAAACAATGAAAGAAATATCGGCTGGAATAACCAGCATAGTTGATAAATCAAAGAATGTCAGTGTGGCCAGGGTTGGGCAACTTGAAAGAAAGGCTTTGAGGTTTTTAAGAAAAAGGCTTGATCGGATTTGCATGAACGGGACTGATAGAAAATTTTCTTTTTATTTACAGGACGTTTTGCCGACCAGGATAGCAAATGTGGTTAACAATAATGGCATTCAATCAAAACAAGAGCTTGTTGATTTAATAAAAAATGATCCTCAAAAAATGATTAAGTGGAAAAATTTTGGCAAAAAAAGTTTTTCACGGCTCTGTGAAATTCTCGAAATTCAGGAGCCGGACCTTTGTGAGGGAAAAGAAAGGTGCCCTTGTTGCGGGCAGGTAATTATAAAAAAGAAAAAAACAAATGATTAATCCAAACGTTTTAAAATTCTGGCTTCCTCCGCCAAACCTGTCTTTGTCCACATGGGCAGATCAATACGCTTATCTATCCCCGGAATCCTCACACGAGCCCGGCCGGTGGACAAGCCTGCCATATCAGCGCGGCATCATGGATGCTTTTACCGACCCGACTGTGGAAATGATTGTTTTCAAAAAAAGCGCCAGGGTTGGTTATACGAAAATTTTAAACCACATGATCGGCTACTGTATTCACCAAGATCCTAAATCCGTGCTGATGGTGCAACCTACCGTCGAGGACGCGCAGGGTTACAGCAAAGAAGAGCTCGCGCCAATGCTGCGGGATACACCGGCGCTTGAAAACCTTGTTGGCGACTCCCGCTCCAGGGACAGCAACAATACCATCTTGAAAAAATCATATCCCGGCGGCTTTATTGTCCTGGTGGGGGCAAACTCGGCCCGTGGCTTTCGGCGCATGTCCATGCCTGTTGTGCTTTTTGATGAGGTGGACGGATACCCACCGAGCGCCGGGCAGGAAGGCGATCAGATCAAACTCGGCATCATCCGGTCTCAGTATTTCTGGAACCGTAAAATCGGAATCGGCAGCACTCCAACTACCAAGGATTTATCGAAAGTTCAAACCTATTTCGAGACAACGGATCAGCGTTATTACTACGTGCCTTGTCCACATTGCAAGCAAGAGCAGGCGCTAAAGTGGGGCGGGCGAGAGGCAGATTTCGGCATTAAATGGCCGGATGGTAGGCCGGAAGATGCATATTATCTTTGCGAGTATTGCCATGAAAAAATTGTCCACGCCAAAAAACGTTGGATGATTGAACGCGGCGACTGGTGGGCGACCCAAGAATTTAAAGGCCGTGCCGGGTTCCATATTTGGGCCGCCTATTCTTACGCTCCAAACGCTTCATGGGGCAACCTTGCTATTGAGTTTTTAGAAAGCAAGGACAACGCCGAAACGCTCAAAGTCTTCACCAACACTGTACTTGGCGAAGTCTTTGAAGAGCAGGGCGACCGTCCAGAATGGTCAGCGCTTTATGCACGGTGCGAGGCTTACGAACCATTGACAGCGCCGGAGAAGGCCAAGGTTTTAACTGCGGGAGTTGATACTCAAGACGACCGATTGGCGGTTGCCATTTATGCATGGGGTGTCGGGGAAGAATGCTGGCTTGTTTATTTCACGGAAATTATGGGAGACCCGGCAGAGGACCAGGTTTGGGACGAACTTGATGGTTTGCTTGAACGTAATTTTTCACATCCATCCGGCAACGCCATGAAGGTTGTGTCCGTGGCGATAGATACACAGGGCCACAGGACGCATTACGTTTACAATTATTGCCGGGTGCGGTTCCCGAAGGTGATTGCAATCCAGGGGGCAAACGCAAGAAACAAGCCGATAATTGCCGGGAAGCCGAGCAAAAAAGACGTAACTATCGGTGGCGAAACAATTAAAGGCGGCGTTATGCTTTGGTCAGTTGGCACCGATACGGCGAAGGCAACGATTTATAGCCGATTAAAAAAAGAAGGCGGCGGCCCTGGATGTTTTCACTGGTATATTGGTGCCGGTGAGGAATATTTCAAGCAGCTGACTGCTGAAATGCTCCAGACCCGATATGTTAAGGGGTTTCCCGTTAGTGAATGGCATAATGTACGTTGGAATAAACGAAATGAGGCGCTTGACTGTACTGTATATGCCTATGCTGCGCTACAAAGAATTATCCATCAGGTTGATTTAAGCCGTCCGGTCAAGAGTGCCGGCAAAAAGAAAGACAAGCCAAAGCAAGACCAGCAACCGCAAACACCGAAACCGAGGCCAAAAAAGAAGAAAGGGGGTAGGTGGTAATGACCAAATCAAACAAAATCTTAATCGGAGCAGACGAAATTTGCGCTTTTATGGGTGGCGTTGATCGGCGGACGCTCAGTAAATGGATCGACAAGGGCTTGCCGGTAAAAAAAGAAGAGGGCCGCCTTGTCGCTCATGCAGAAAACCTTGAGTTCTTTTTTAAAAGTTATACGTCTCCGGCTACACACGCGGCGATGCAAACGCGCTAAAAACGCCGTCAAGAAGAATAAGCATGCATTTATTATACATTTAGTACACGTTTTATATACATCAAACTAAACCTTTAAAACCCCGTGATATGGTGGACTTGAATGTTCACCACCGCCATATATGGGGTTTGAATGGCCTTTTCAAAAGCAGACCTTGCGAGCGTAGAGCAAGCGATAGTTGACCTTGTCACCGGCCAGCGTGTCGTTGATGTAACTATCCAGGGCAAGCAAATTACCTATGCTCAGTCAAAAATAGCCGACCTCCGGTCCCTCCGTTCAGTAATTGCCAAGGAAGTTGGCGATGTTCCTCACCGGACCTATGCCAAACAAGGGGGGCGCTCACCATGAGCATTTCCGACTCTCTTGATAGGTTCATAGGTGTTATCTCACCCAAGGCTGAAGCAAAGCGCCGGTATTACCGAGCCGTTAGCCTTCGATCGTCCAACAAATACGCCGCTGCAAAAACCAATCGTTCAACCGGTGCCTGGAGTCCTACCGATGCCGGGGTTAATGATGTTGTCGAGGCGTCGAGTGCGGCGGTGCGGAACCGCGTGCGACAATTGGTCCGCGATTTCCCGTACTTTGCCAGGGCCTTGAATATCCTGGTTGATTACACAGTGGGCGAAGGGATTGTTTATCAATCTCGTGTCAAGGATGGCAGCGGGGATCTTGCCAAAAAGATCAATCAGCAAAATGAGGATGCCTGGAACTGGTTTGCCGATGAAGCAGACATTTCCGGCAAACTGCATCTTTACGAAATGATGAGGCTTGCTAAACGGCAGGATGGTGAGTCCGGCGAATTTTTGCTTGTCAAGACAAGATCCAGAGATCCCAACAGGTTTATACCTCTCGCCTACCAGATGTATGAGGCGGACTGGCTTTGTAATTTTAATCAGCAGGCGACCTCTACGCAAAACCTTATTAGCCAAGGCATTGAATATCACAACAAGACTGGCCAGGTAGTCGCTTATCATTTCTACAACCCCAACTCCTGGTATCGCATGGAAGCAGAGCGAATTCCGGCGAGCAGCGTAATTCACGGCTTCCAAACCCTGCGCCCCGGCCAACTCCGGGGGATTTCTCCTTTTGCCCCCGGAGTTTTGGTCGCGCGGGATTTGTCTGATCACATGGATGCAACGCTGGATCAAGCAAAAATGGCAAGTAAGTGGCTTGCTTTTGTCACAAGCCCGGATGCTATGAGTCGACAACTCGGCGTTGAAACGGACGCCGAAACGCAGCAGAAAATTGAAGAACTTGAAAACGGGATCATTGAATACCTCTCGCCTGGCGAGGACGTAAAATTTCCGAGCAATCCGCATCCCGGTGACAACTTCGATCCTTTCGTCCGGCTTATCCTGATGATGTTTTCTGTCGTGGCCGGCGCTCCATACGAGCTTGTAAGCGGTGATTACCGCGGCATGAATTACAACACTGGCCGGACCAGTCGGAACGATTTTGCCCACCAGTTGAAGCCAGTTGTCAACCGCCATGTGCGCCAGTTTTGTAAACCTGTCCTTGTGGACTTCATGAATGCCGCCGTTTTGTCTGGCCGTTTGCCCCACGCAAATTATTTTAACAACCCGCGGCCATATCTTGCCGCGCATTGGCAGGGACCAGGTCAAGCCAGCATCGATCCGCTCAAGGAGACCAAGGCGCATATAGATCAAATCAAAGCCAGCATTAACAGCCCGCAACGGATTTGCCGCGCCCGCGGGGAAGATTTTGAAGATGTTGTACGCGAACTTGGCGAGGCAAAAAAGATGGTTGAGGCCGCGGGCCTAACATGGGGGGAGGCCATGTCAACATCCGGTGCGTCAAACCCGGCTGCTGTAAGCGGGCAAAAAGGTGACTGGATGAACCTGGACACCGGCGAGGTTGTAAATATCGAAGACTTGGAGGCGGACAATGCCGCTGCCGAAGCCGAAAAAAAGTGAAACATACGACGCCTTTATTCAGAGGTGAATGGGCAATAAAACAATGATTCAGGAGTTTCCTGATAGAGACCAGCGGCGGTCAGTCTGCGAAACGCAATGGAACGATACGAACGGGAGCAAGGCAATGCCTGTAAATACTCTAACATATCGAAATCTATCACTTAGAAAGGCGTCTGATGGAAGTCCAGAGACTCTGGATGAAGACGGAAGAAGTGTCGAGGTTATCGGCGCAACTGAAAACCCAGTGGAGGTATTTGATTATGACCAGCTTCGGGTAGTCCCTGAAGTGCTGCTCATGTCAGGTGCAAAAGTTCCAAAATCAAGACAAGTGCCGCTTCTTGACTCCCATAGGCGTTATGGCACCGGGAACGTAGTTGGTAGCTACCGCGACATGGCGTTTGAAGGGAGCAACCTTGTTGGTAAAGCGGTTTTTTCCTCCACCGCGGACACAGAGGACATCTGGACGAAAGTGAGGGAGGGGCATTTAACAGATTTTAGCATCGGCTACCGGGTTTTAAAATCGGCCTGGGTGCCGGACGGCGAAACAAAAACCATAAACGGCCGCGAATTTAAAGGCCCGGTTCGAGTCGGAACGAAGTGGGAAGTGAAAGAGCTTTCCTCCGTGCCGATTGGAGCAGATGAAGCGGCCAAAGCAAGGGCTTACGATGAAACCTACAATGACTACGCGGGGGAACCCCCGGAAGGCAATAAGGAGATTAAACCCATGAACGAAAAACTGCGAGCATTTTTGGAAGCCAATGGGCTTTCTAAGGAAGCAACCGAAGACGAAGCGAATGAGTTTCTGCGGAGCTTTGACTTTTCAAAGGTAAAGGTCGAGGAAGATCCGCCCCCGGTAGAACCTACACGAGAGCCTTTTCCAGACATTGACGGTAAGGTGCGTGACGCGGTGCGCGTTGAGCAGCAGAGGATTACCGAGATCCAGGCCATGTGCCGAAAGTTTGGTTACCCGGAAGATAAGGCAAGAGCGCTGATTGAAGAGTCCAAGTCTGTTGATCAGGCCAGGGCAAACGTGCTTGAATGGCTTTCAGCGCAGGAACCAGAAGGCAGGGGTTATCGGGGGCCGGTTGAAATTACAGTGGACGAGCGTGACAAGTTCCGGGCCGCGTCTAATGACGCCATGCTGCTCCGTGCTGGCATGACCATTGAACAACCGGCGACCGGTTCTAACGATTTGGTCGGCTATTCTCTGCGCGAAATGGCGCGGGAATCACTGAGGATTGCCAATCAGCCGGTGACTGGCCGAGACCATGAAATGATCGGTCGGGCTTTCACCACCAGCGATTTCCCGAAGGTATTGGCGAATGTTGCCAACAAAAGTCTTTTTGAGGGCTTTAACTCTGCTCCTGAGACTTGGGACCTGTGGTGCGATACCGGGAACGTGGCCGATCTGAAAACAAACTACGAAGTTCGCGTTTCCGAGCTAGACGACCTGGATCGGTTGAGGGAGAACGAAGAATACAAGTTTTCCGGCCGCTCAGAAGGCCAGGAGACTTTCCGGGCTTATAAATACGGGAAAATGTTCGGCATTAGCCTGGAAACCATCATCAATGATGACCTGAACGCGCTTACAGATGTTCCTCGGCAGTTTGGCGAGAGCGCCGCAAGAGTCCCCGGTGATTTGGCATATGCGGTTTTGACCAGCAACCCGGACATGGGCGACGGTGCGAGCCTTTTCAGCAATGCTACCCATAGCAATTATGCCAGTGGTGCCTCGGCTGCGGTAATTAGCGAGACCACGCTGAATCTGCATTTTAAGAAAATGCGGCTGCAAAAGGGGCTTGCTGAAAATCGACGGCTAAACATTGTCCCGCAGTATTTAATTGCTCCGGTTTCTATTTCCGGTAGCGGCGAAATCTTTTTTACTTCGAATCAGTTTACCAGCGGCAGCACCGCATCTACCCGCACCAACCCGTATGCCGGCAATCGGATCACTCGCGTATATGAGCCTCGCCTTGATGACGACAGCGCAACGGCTTATTACCTCGCTGGGCCGAAAGGTAAGACTGTAAGGGTGGTGTTTCTGAACGGCCAGCGGACGCCTTATCTGGAACAGCGTGAAGGCTGGAATACTGACGGCACCGAATTTAAAGTTCGTTTCTTTTGCGGCGCGTACCCGCGCGACTGGAGAGCACTACAGAAAAATGATGGCGCTTAATCAGGCAAGAAAAAACTAACTCAAATCACTTAAATGTGAGGGAGATATAAAAATGGCAAGGAATTATAAAGCACCTGGGAAAGAAAAGTTTTTTGCGG